AATTGGACAATATCGGTGGAGGGTGTGATTCCTAATACCGAGATAAGTTAAATTAAATAAAAGGAATTTAACCATCGTAACGCATAGAGAGTGAAGAATATAAAAATCTCTCCAAGAGTGTCCACAACGAGAACCGTTGAAAATATATGCTGAACTTTAGAGAAGAAGAATCTAAAGAAGTTGAGGATAAAAAGCCACAACGATAACAATCTTGTCCAGGAATCAAAGGAACACAAAACGTGAACTTATTGTCAGAGACATTAGTTCCACAAACAGGTATCAACTGTGGTTGGTCTAATTCAGGTTCAACTACATTCACTGTTGCAGCAGTAACAGTTCAATCATTCAAGGTGAACCAATCACTTTGTTTACAACAATTAAACACATTATGGTTAGGTCAATATCTAAATGCGGGTTCATATAATGAAAATGCACCATTTGAACAGGCTATCATTGATTTACAAACTAAGCAAATCAAAAGATACAACGAAGACCTATTATGGAATGCAACAACAGGTGGTTCTGCAAATACATTCTCTGGTTACAAAGAATTAGTAGTTAATGAAGCAAATACAATTCCTTTTTCAGCAATCACAACAGGAGCAACACCAAATGGTGTTTTAACTTTAACAGGTCAAACAGCATTATGTTCTGTAACAGGTTCTACAGCACAAGAAAAAGCAAATAATGTTCTTGCACAAATTGATAACTTAATCAACGCGATGAGTAGAGATATCTATGACAGAGATGACATCGTAATCTTTATGAGTCAAGCACAATTTAAGTGTTACATCACTGCAATTAGAAACGTGAACAATTTCTATATTGATTCTGCTGAAAATAAATTAGGTTCAGTTTATTCTGTTTACCATCCACAAACTAACTTTAGAGTTGTAGGTGTTCCAGGTTTAGCAGGTTCAAACTTAATCGTATTAGGACCACAACAGTATTTCTTAGCAGGTACTGACCTTGCATCTGATGAAGATTCATTCAGAGCATGGTGGTCACAAGACTTAACAATCAAGAAGTTACAACTTGGAGGTCTTGTAAAATCGGAAGAATTGCTGGAAACTCTTTAACAAGACAATCAGCAGCCGAGCCTGATAGGGATATCAGGAAGGTTCAACGACTAACAGTATACAGGTAGAACACCGATGAAACTGACACGAGCATCCGACACCGATAAAAAGGTGATGATATAGTCTGAACACCACATATAAGTTAACAATGAAAGTGGTGAAGTTGAAATTAAAAAAACAACGATAACAAAAAGGTAGAGTAAAGACTCTATACTTGTCCAAGAAGTAAGAATTATGGTTAGTTGGAAAATTGGAACGCAATTAGCATTCCCTCAGTTCTTCGTATCTAACGGTTTATCTTAATTGATACAAAAAATATAAAGGTCGGGGGATTCGTCCCCTACCTTTTAACAAAATAAACTAAAACTAATAAATCAATATAATATGTCTTGTAATCTTACATCAGGTATTCAGTTAAGTTGTAGAGATAATGTGGGTGGTGTTGCAACAGCATACATCACTGACTTCACAAACATCGCTTCAATAACAAAGAATACTGGTGATACAATCACACAAATTTCTGGTTCAGGAACTTTCTATGAATTCCAATTGATTAGAACGAGTTCACAATACACAGAAACTGTAAATGCATCTTTAGAGAACGGAACAGTTTTTTATACGCAGGAACTTGTAACATATTTTGCTAAGTTATCTCAGGATAAGAGAAACATCTTAAAAACATTGGCTCAATCTCCAAGATTGGCTGTAGTAATCGTTGACAACAACGGAGATAGTTTTTACTTAGGAGAAACTTACGGAATGTTTGTATCTGCGGGTACATCAGTAACAGGAAAAGCGTTAGGTGATGCGAATGGATATAATATCACATTCCAAGCACTTGAACCAAATCCTATGAATGAATTGTCAGGAACTCTTGCATCAGTTGCAACGGGTATCACAGTTCAATAATCTATTTCAAATTAACATGGGGGAGCATTATGTTCCCCCAATGTTATATTTATTATTATGATATTACTTAAAACAAATCAGGTGAATACGATGGTTGTTACTGTATCACAGAATGCAACAATTGCAAATCCTGAATGGTTATTTTCTTTTACTCATATCTTCTCAAAACAACAAGTAAGATTTATTCCAACAGATATCTCATCACATAAAGTGAGGTACGATGAATTTATTTTTGTAGAAGGACAAGGATTTGGACAAATTCAATTCCCTTATGAGGGTCAATACACTTATGGTATTTATCAACAGCCACAAGGTTCTGGCAATCTAAATCCAGCGTTATCACAGGGACTAATTGAAACAGGAACATCATTATTGGTTGCACAATCTGCAACAACTGCTAATGATTATTTCATTGAATATATTTCAAATGATGAGTTTAATTCAAACTACATATTTGCACCTAATGAAATCACACCATAAGGCTATGATTGAGAACAAAAAAACTTATATTTAATAATATGGAAGAACAAAAAAATAATTTATTCGTTCATGAGTTCCAAGTTGCTCGTGTGCCAATCATTGAAGAACAAACAGGATTAAATCATAGAACGCCATGGGTATTTTGGGGTATCGCAAACTTAGCACCTCAAGAATTAATTCGTTTATATCAATCATCACCAACACATGGCACTTGTGTCCGTTCAAAGCACCTTGGCGTAAGAGGAGAAGATTTATTAATTAAAGGTGGTGACAATGGAAGACTTCAAATGGCTAACTCACTTGGAGATAGCATTTATGATATTTGGAATAAGGCATGTTTAGATTTTATTTTATACGGTCAATTCGCTCTAAATATTGTTTGGAGAAGAGATAGAGACCAAGGCTTTGAAATCTATTCAATGGATACATCAAAGTTAAGAGCCGAGAGAAGTGACATCAATGACCATGTAAACAATTATTATTATTGTGCAGAGTGGGCTTTGTATAGAAAATTCCCACCAAGAAAACTTCCATCATTCAATGTGGTATCAGAAGAACCATCACAAGTGTTTATGTATGTTCCTCACACACCAGGTCAGGAGTATTATTCAATGCCTTCATATTGGAATTCAGCAACAGCAATCGCAACAGAAGTAGAGGTATACAATTGGTGGCACTCAAATATTATCAACGGATTAAATCCATCATTATTTGTATCACTAAATTCAGGTATTCCTGGTCCTGAGGAGCGTGAACAAATCTTCAACACTTTATCTGCCAAGTATTCAAGTTCCAATAATCCAGGCAAATTACTTTTGACGTTTGCCAATTCAAAAGAAGAAGCACCTGAAATTACAACCATTCAACCAAATGGTTCTGATAAAATGTGGATTGAAATGAATTCAGCAGTTCAACAAGCAATTTTATCATCACATCAAATCAATCCTGAATTGATTGGTATTATGACACCAGGTGCATTAGGTACGAGTGACTTCTTAGAAAAGCAAGACCACTTTGACCATCTTGTTGTTGCTCCGATTGCCAATGAAATGAAAAAAGTATTTGAAAAATTATTAACTCTTCGTGATAAAATCCCAACTGAATTAGAAATTGTTCCATTTAGAATGGTTACTATTCCTGATGCAGCACCTGTTGAAACTGTTGATGTTAATAAGGATGTTACAGATAAAACAAAAGAAACAATTTTATAATTATGTCTCAAGCAATCGTACCTCAAAATGTATTGATGATATCGGAAAACGTTTTGAAATCGTTCACAGATTTAGACGCGAACCTAACCTCAAGTGTACTCTTACCATTTGTCGGCTTATCACAACAAATTACGCTGGAATATATCATAGGCCGCCCATACTACGTTCAGTTATTACAACAAATTGCAGATAATTCTATCACTGGTGATACAACGAATTTTAATTTCTTGAATTACTTCTGCAAACCGTTACTCATATGGGATTCGTACAAACTAGCACTCCCTAGTGTTTTCATGCGTATCAAAAATAATGGAATTGTGAACGGGTCAGATAAAACTGTAACAATATCAGAAATGGAATTCATGCAATCAAAGGCAGATTCCACATCTCAATTCTTCCAAGAACGTATGAGACAAGAAATTATCTTCAACTCACAATTTTATCCATTGTGTTTCAACTTCACAAGTTCACAAGGTTTATTTC